TCAGAAGCGACCCCAAAACTTGAAGGGGCAATGGCTGTCTTATCAAGACCCTTGATTGAGAATTCCTCATTGACTCCAATTATTGTCCCCTCTAAATCTTTGTGTGTATCTCTAACATCATTATCTAATGAACTCATCCACATTTTTTGCATCTTGACTCCGGCTGCCGTTGCCTTGGTGAATGAATTTTGTGTTCCCAAATTCCCTGCTCGGTTTGCTTCCGTTTGAGCAATCGTCATTGCTCGGGCAAGACTGAACCCACTTGATGCAGATATTTGTTTTGCCATCTCTTTGATCGGAAGCCCTGATGTCAAACCGTCCTCGACTATTTTTTGAACTTTTGTTGCTCCCGTGCGCGCTATCTCACGGCTAAATAAATCAACGATCTTTTGATCGGGTGGCCCCATTGTGATACCTTCAAGGGCGGCTTGGGTTCTGCCTCCTCTTCGGGCGATCTCGTTAAGCATTGAATTGCCACTGGCAACATACCACTTTTTCCAAACTGGCCCAATCACCTGAGCGACTAAATCCGTTTCTGTATTCATTCCCAAAAGTGCATCCCAATCGATGACCCCTTTGACTGTTATTGTTTTCGGCTCTTTGATATTTTCCTTGAGTCGTTTTTGATAACGCTTGACGGCTCCGCGCAAATAACTTTTGACTGCTCGATTCAGTTCTTTGGTGGCGGGATCGTGATATGTTTTGATCCAAGTATGCCACCGAGTTTCAGCCTGTTTTTTTTTTAATTCACTTTCAGAATCAGTATACATTTTTGCAAGATAAGATCGATTATCTTCGGTCGTTTCATCAATCTGATCGGCTGCTGCCCCTTCCACATTATCCGGATAATCAAGGCCTTCATATTTATAGGCGGCTTGGGGACTGACCCCGTTTTGGATATGCATCTGTACTCGTTGAAGTTGTTCTGTCCGTGCCTCTTGCAAGGCTTCTACCCCTGAATAATCGTGCTCATAGACCAATTCAGAATCAAACTTTTGAGCAATGGCAGTGTAAAGAATAGATAATCTCTTCCCACGCTTGGTTTGTACACTCCAATAATTGCGGGCTTGCTGACGGCTCAGGGCATAGTTGGCCGACGGCAACCCAAGCACAGACGGAGGAACACCCGTCACGGCTGAGATTGATTCTCGTGCCATCTCACGCGCTTTGACATACTCCATCTCACGAGGTGACAAGACAAGTGGCTGAACATCTGCCAAACCAGAGAGAACCATCGCACCGCCCTCGGCTGACATTTTTTTGTATTCTGACGCGATCTCTTTACGCATATCTGGACCCCAAATATCGGCAGGGTCTTTGGGTGAGATCAACAAATCAGGTCGGGCTTTGGCGCTTGCATTTGAAACGAGATTTTGGCTGTTGATGTCTGCGGTCAGTTCTCTTGCAAGGGGTTCAATCGCACCCGTGCCCAATATCTCAGATGGGCCATTATTCCACGATGCCAAACGCCCATGAAGCACTCTATCGGGTGGATAGATCACACGCTGACCGCCAGAATCAAAAACATATCCAGAGATGCCCGTTGAATCGGTGGCTATCTTGACATTTTGTGGATGGAGCCTGACGATTGATGTCGGTTTGTCTGTCGTCCCAAGTAGCAAAATGTAACAATTACCCGTCAAGATGATGTCTGTGCACAGCTGCTCACGGAACAAATAGCCATCACAATTCATCGAGGGTTGATTCATCAGATCAATCACTGGGCTTGTCTCAATTAATTGCTTGTCTTTACCCCTGAGAAGTCGCAATGGAAGCGCCCCAAGGTCTTGAGAAGCCCGTGAAACTGCCGCATAGGTGTAACCGTGGCCCGCATAGGCTGACATGGCCTCTTCTTGACTATAGGTCGGGCGAACACCATATGGCTGCACCCATGTCGCACCGTGTTTGACTTCGGTGGGCTTGGCCTCGTGTTGATTTATGGCTCTGACTTTTGAAGGGGTAAACCAATTAACTATTCGATTCAAAAGGGTCGGGCGGGTTGTAATTATTGTGGTACTCATTGCAAAACCTCGTGGTGTCTGATTTCAATTATAATGCACGATCTCTCTGGTTGTTTGTGCTGAGGCAAAGAAGCGACAAATTTCTGAATATGCAGCCCTTGGATAATTGTGTCATCAATGATGATTTTGGCCTGAACCATTGCGTCAAGAATCGCCTTGCTAACATTGTCTATATCGGGTTTTTTTACATGAGGGAGTCGGCCCCTGAAGTCTTTTTTTCTCATGAGATTTTTGGGCCTCTTGAAAACAGCTTTGATTTTGAGCGTGACATATCCTGTTGAGATCGTGGGTTTTTTCCATTGCCTCTTGAGATTGAAAGCAAATTCAGATTTCCAATGGGTGTATTTCGAGGGGTTATACATTCGAGTGAACCCACCGCGAACGACGGCCCGTGGCCTTGGTGCTCCGATAGGCTCTGTATAAATCACGATCTCGTCAAACACCGTGGAGTGATAAATGAGATCGTCTTGTGATTGTTCTTCCGTCATTTGTTGCCCTTTGTCTCGCGAGTGTCATACAAATATAGCGTAACGCATCGAGGGCGTGATCATCTCTTTTTATTGGCTGATCTCTCTTTTGATCGGGCTTCCACCGGTACAATCTGAATTCTCTGATCAGATGTTTGCAGCAGTCATGAACAACCAAAGCGGGCGTGCCCTCAGCGTCAAGCATTAATCTGTGTTTGACATACTGGATTCCCTCGTGGACTCCGAGATGCTTTGGGGCGGGCTTTGTTGGTATGTTGCAGTATCGAGCAAGGGTCAAGCGCCCATCTTTGGATTCTGGGTCAGCAGATGTCCACGCAAATGCAGGGTCTTTCTTTGACAAGGCATAAACCACGCGCCCACTTTCAAGGGTTGTTTTTTCTGTGATCAGATATTCTCGATAGACATGAAGGGTATCTGTATCTTCATCATGTGCCACCCATAAACAGCAAAACGGATTGCGAACCCCAAAGTCGATCCCTCGATACCGTGGCCAATCAACTGGCAATTCTCTCGATGGGATTACATGAGTTTGGCGGGTGAACTCTTGATATATCAAACCGGCTTGAGTTGTGAATGCCCCATATAATCTTGAATCTTGAGACTCTTTTGAAAGATGCTGTGTTGCCCGTCTCAGCTTGACCGAGGAAACAAATGGATTGTCAAGCCCTGAGATCGTCACGGCTCCAAAGCCATCCAACTGCTTTTCAATAAACTTGGAATGGACCCATGTCATGCCCTTGAGCGGTGTCATGGTTAATAAGATTTTGCCGCCATATGGGGTGTCAGTGCACCTCAAGAGACACTCTTCAAAGATTGGCTCGGGGTGTTCTTCATCGAGCCAAGCCAATGAGATCGCCCGAAGCCCACGCCCACCCATGCCTTGATATTTCTCTCTGCCTGAGTCGGCTGACATCGCAATGATTCTGCCACCGTTTGGGAATGTTACTGTTGATCTTCCGGCTCCTGACCAGTTTCTAAATTTGCAGCCTTGGGGCAAATACTCCAAGATTTTCGGCCTGATATATTCTGCCGAATCCGCATAACTTAAACCAGAACTCAGAACGGTTGACGGCTCCGGAGGCAGTAACTCAAGCGGGATATTGTTCAGGCTTGCCCATTGCTTGACCCACCATTCTTGCCGCCCTGCTGCGAATGCTACCGCCATTTGAGCACCGAGTTGGGTCTTTCCCGCTCTGTTTCCACCTGCCACCAAGAACGCCTCACGAGGAAACGACAACGGGATTTCGATTTGACTTGTTCGCTGCTCTGAGATGTCACACTTTTCGCATTTCCAAAAACCTGCGGCTGTTCTCACCATTGGCTGACCGCATCCACGAGGGCGATCTGACTTTGCTGATAGACCGTCGAATCTATGACAATGAGGAACCCATAAACGAGCCAAGGCCAACGGGTATCCCTGACGGATTCTGCCGAGCGTTTTAATGGTTTGCAATATGTTTTTTTCGCTTTTCATCTGATCTGATTAAAAGTAATTTGTTGTAAATTGTGCGCCGGAATCTTTCAAGCTGTTTGAGATCGTTGCTCTGAGATCTGGCATAAAGAGTCGCGATATTCCATAAAGAATGAACCTTGGGCAAGAATCGTCCTGTCGTCCATCCATTGATCGTTGACGGTGAATACCCAAGCTGCAAAGCAAACTGCCGATGCGACAACTGGGTAGCCCTGATGATCTGCCTCAACTCATCTCCCATTTTTGGCCTCAAGCTCATCAAGTTGAATCATTTTCTGCATAGTGTACATCAAGAATCTGATCTGGTGCGGGCTTTCAGGCTGATTCGAATAGCTCCAAAACGCCTCAGCTAACAATCTCAGATTGATGGAATTTGGGGTATTTTGCCCATTCAAATATCGGGTGATTGTTTGTTTATCTATTCGGGTCTTAAAACACAAAAGTCTCTTGTGAACATTGTATGCCAACATCATGTGATTAAGTAGATTTGCAAAGTTCATTATTCCCTCGTTGTTGTTCTTTTACCTCGTGATCAAATCGCCAGACATCCCAAAAATATCGGGTATAGGCCGCATGATTTATTGGCTCGACATCTCGCAAAAAGAGATCCAATAAGCAATTTGCTGAAAATGTATTCGGGAAAAATTGACGATGCTTCCACCGGCCAATCGTGTGCCAACAGAATCCAAGCCTCAAAGCCAAAGCCCGATTTGATAGCCCGTGACGGCCTTGGTATTCAGTGATTAAAAATGACATCATTCTTCATCCAGATTAATAATCGGCCCCAAGAGAATGTCTTGCAAGGCGTGTTCTCTCACCTGTTCGATCAATGAAGTCACCTCTGCATTTTGAACATCAACCGTGATGTCAATCGATGGTCGATCTGATTCTTTTGTGTACCCGTGGCGCCTTTCTAGCAGCCATGCGGCAGCAGTCCAGTTTCCATCCTTGGCACTCTGTGCAATGGCCGCCAATGACCTGACAGCGCTGATCCCCTCTGCGTATTTGACCTCTCGATAAAATTCATAATAAATCCCTTCAGAAGCATCGCGACCCTTGGATAACCACATGTATATCGTTGACTCGTGAATTTGTGCATAGCTTGCCGCTATTGAGTATGTGCAACCCAAAGTCACTGCCTCAATTATTTTGCGCTTGGTGGCCTCGGTCAATCCGCTTGGTCTGCCTCTGCCTCGTTTCGATAGTTTGTTATTTTTCATATTGCCTCCAATATGCGACATCTAAACTTTTATAATGCGCGGGTGCCATCGCTTGAAAATAATTACTATTCTGGCGTTTTAAAAAGTCTTGGAATCGAAAATAGCTAATAATAGATAAAATTACCCTCTTCTCGTTAGGGCCGTCCCAAAAATCAGAATTAGTTATTTGGCTTTGGGTCAAATTATATGCCTTCAAAACATTGTTAGGACATTTTATTTTTTTTACCTTACTTTTGGGGCTTAAGATTTGCCAAAATTTCCCTTGAAAAAACAAACTAATCCCACCATAAGAAACACAAACACTACTGGCACAACTGTCAGCACTATAGGGTTTGATTAACTTCAAAACATTCACATTTCCACAACCAAGAATATGATATTTGGTGTTCCATTTGTTGAGATAATGACAACACTGATATAGATCTGTCTC